TAACAATGTGCAACGGCAAAGGGTGTGAAATTAAAGAAGTCTGTTATAGATATAAGGCAACACCTAGTGAATTTAATCAAAGTTATTTTTTCAACTCTCCGAACAACGGATTAGAATGTGATTATTATTTAAAATTTAAATTATAAATACCATGGGAACAAATTACACAAGAATACCAACAGCCGAAGAAATGGAAGCTAAGAGAAAGAGATTGGAAAAGACAGTTAAGGATCTTATAATGGAACCTTCACTCATCTATCGAGAGTTTCAAATAACTAAGGAGGACTCTTGGGAAAGCGAAAGCCCATGGGATGAATTCTTAGATGGAACTAATGTTCACTTAGGTAAAAGGAGTGGTGGTTGGAAGTTTTGTTGGAATTTTAATGATAATAAGTATTACAATTCTAAAGAAGAACTAATTAAGTTTGTATTAAGTGGTAGAGTTGTTGATGAATATGGAGAGGAAATAGACCCACAAGAATTCTTAGATATGGCATTCGCTTGGGGAGAACCTGATGGTATGGTAGCTGATGAAGAGTACTTTAATACAACCAACCACCATAGTTGGATGAGTAACCCTGCAGCTTATTACGATAAAATTATAGACGGGTTAAGAGTATCATCAAGCATAGAATTTAGTTAATATGAAAACAAAGAGAATAGCAACTACGAATTATTTAATATATAAAAACAGATATGATGTGGAAAATTAAAAGATTAATATATAGATTAAAACGAGTTATAGAATTCATTCCTGTAATATGGAAAGGGTATGATTTTGATTACGGTTCATCCATAGAACTGTTTAAATATCAGCTAAAACGAACAGCTAAATACTTAGAATCAGATAAAGCTTATACTGTAGAAGCAAAAACAAATGCTACTAGAATATGGACTGCTGTTGAATTGATGGAGAAAGTATATGATGAAGAGTATATTACGGAGTATATAGATATCATTGAGAAACTTTATGGTAAAACTCATTATGAATTTGTTGAGTTAGAAGATAAAGATGAAAAAGGTGATCCATTTTATGAAATGAAAATATGGAATGATTTCGCAGTAGATGAAACTCATCAGAAAGTAATTGATGAAGTAAGACATCAAATGTTCTTATTAGGTAAAGATAAACAAAAACGTGCTCATAAGTTACTTTGGGATTATATAGAACACAACATTCAAAATTGGTGGGATTAAGTATGTTTGAAAATATATTAAAGGGATTACAAAAAGATCTAGTAGGTTTAGATTTTGTTTACAAAAGCAAATACGGTGGTGAAGTAAAAGGAACTGTTAAAGGAGTTTCAATCACACATCAACTTAATGCTGATAAAGAAACTAATCGAAAAATGTTAGTAGGTTTAAGTAAAAGAACCTCTAAAATACAAATAACTGAAGAGGATGAAATTGAACTAACACCTGATTTTAAATGGTCTGGTTGGAGTTTTGAAATAATGATTACTTCCGAGAATGGAATTTCATACAATATGAAGAAAGATAACATATATTTTATAAATAAAGATGAATAAATGAAAGCAATATTAGAATTCAATTTACCGGAAGATCAAACCGAATTTGAAATGGCCAATGATGCATCTAAAATGTTTAATACATTATGGGAGATGAAACAATGGTTGAGATTACAGGTTAAGTATGCACCAGATGATATGAGCCAAGATGCTTATGATGCATTTGAAAAGTGTAAACATAAACTAAATGAATTACTAATTGATAACAATTTAGATTTAGATATATTAAATTATTAAAACTATTAAAATTTTAAAATGACAAATAGAGAAATAGTACAAAGAGATGCATTGGCAATAGCAGTGCAACATAATAGATGTGGTTTAGGTATATCTATGGGTGTAGGTAAAACAAGAATTGCAATACAGCATTTCTTAAAGAACTATGATCCATTTGTTAAGGCACTGGTTGTTATACCAAAACTATCAATCAAAGAGTCTTGGCTATCTGAATTAAAAAAGATGGAACTTGAACGTTTAGCAGATCATTTAACCTTTACAACTTATTTATCTATTAATAAACAGAATCCTATGGAATACCAGCTTCTTTATTTAGATGAATGTCATAGTTTATTAAATAACCATAGAAGTTTTTTATCAGCATTTTCTGGTAACATACTTGGTTTAACAGGTACACCACCAGTACGTAAAGGAACAGAGAAGTATGCAATGGTTGCAGAGTTTTGCCCAATTAAATACACCTTTACTGTTGATGATGCTACAGATAGTAATATCTTAAATGATTATCAGATTATAGTTCATGAGTTACTTTTAGCTAAAACACCTACACACAAGAAGAAAAATAAGAAAGGTGGATTCTGGTATACATCAGAATATAAAGATTATATGTATGTAAACAAAAGATTTGAAGAGGCTATAACGCCAAAACAACAACAGTTTGCTTCTATCATGAGAATGAGGGCTTTAATGGACTATAACACTAAAGAAAAATATGTAAAGTCTATATTAGCAAACATCAGTTCTAAGTGTATTGTATTTGCAAACACTCAAGATCAAGCTGATAGAATATGTAAACACAGTTATCATTCTAATAATCCAAATTCAGAAGATAATTTTGAGTTATTTAGTGATGGACGTATAAATAATATGTCTTGTGTACTACAGCTTAGTGAAGGTGTTACTATACCAAAGCTTAAGCAAGGTATTATAATGCATGCATACGGTAATGAAAGAAAAACATCTCAGAGAATTGGCCGTCTATTAAGACTTAATCCGTCAGAAAAAGCAACCTGTCATATACTATGTTATAAAGGAACAGCTGATGAAAGATGGGTAAAAAATGCTCTTAAGAGTTTTGATGAAAAGAAAATTAAATATTATAATCCATTAGATTAAGTTATGGGAAAAATGAAAGAAATATTTATGCAGCAAATACAAGAACAGTATGGCTCATATGATAAATACATAGAAGAAGAAAATAAGAATGCAGCTAGACAATGGATACACTTAGATGAACATCCTTGTCCTAACTGTAATAATACAACACTACACCAAGATGAAGAGTTAGACATAAACTGTGATGTTTGTGGTCAAAACTTTATACAAATTGATAATGCTTTAAGATTTAAATAATGGGACTATATACACATACAATTGCAACAGGAGATAGTGAGATTTATCTTGATATTGAATATTCTTATGAAGCAGGTGAGCCTGATGAGTATTATGATCAACATGGTAATCCAGGAACACCAGGTTATCCTTCATCAGTTGAGTTAACACATGTTTGGTATACATTGAAAGATTATAACAAAAATACAGTTACAGTAGATATACTCCCAGTGTTTGATATAATACTAGAAGGTGATATATATAATCTTGAAGAAGAAATATTAGATTATCATGAAAACAAATAAAGTAGAAAAACATGTATATAAAAAGAATGATATAATTATTGAATATTTACTAGATGCTTCAAAAAATTCTAATCAAACTAAATATAAATATACTATATGTATAGAGGATATTTTATTAACAGATGGTTATGAAAAAGAAAGTATTTTTTATAAAATGAGTGAAAATGATACATTAGATTATGTTTGTATGCTTATGAAACATCATGAATCACAAAATATCAATATATAAAAAAATGAAAAATCATATATATCTAAACGCAGAAATTAAAGGAGGTAAAATTATTTACCCTATAAAAGCAAATGAATCTAGAATTAATAACTTTTTAGCCAATGCACCAGAAGGTGCAAAGGTTGAGATGTTCATTAGTGTATCTGATGAAGTTAAAGGTAGTAATGCACAACTGGCAAGAATACATGTTATGTGTAGAGAAATAGCAAATGAGATTGGTTATACATTTAATGAGGTTAAGCTAAATGTAAAAAGACAGGCAGGACTTTGTTTTATGAGAGATAATTCAGAGTACTGCAAGTCTTTTGGTAAGTGTGATAAAGATGAATTAAATTTAGCTATACAAGCATGTATAGAAATAGGAGATTTTAGTAATATGAATTTAAGATAATTTAGGTTTTATTAATTTTTGTATTTCTTGTAGTTTTTTATCTGCAGCTTTTGAATCATCATCCATTAAAGCTGTCATATAAGCAGTCAAATCTTCTTTAGTAATTTTACTATCTACTTCAATTTCTAAATTTTGTTCTTTAGCTTTTGCTTTTAATAATTGTTGAAGAGCAAATAAAGTATATATTTGACTTTCTATTTTATCTAATTTTACTTTTTCTGGTTCGTCACCTGTAATTATTTTTTCAAACTTTTTAAAAGTCTCTGGTAAAGTAGTTGCATCTTTAACAATGTTAGTTATATAAAACATCAGTATATCATTAAGACCTAATATAAAACCGGTATTAATTTCAATATCTTTAATGTTTTTGGTAAAATCGTATGTATTAGTTGTTTTTACAAAATCTTCCATAATGTTTCATTTAATATACAAATATAGTAAAATATGCATCAACAAACAATCAATATGCCTGAAAAGATAGGTAAATTAAAATTAAAACTAGAAAATTCAGGTTGGGAAAATATAATATATCCTTACTTGGATTCAGAAAGTTTTTACACTACTCTTAATAAACTTGCAGGTATGGTGCAAAATGGCACCAGATTTACACCACCAATGAAAGATTGGTTTAAAACTTTTACAAAGTGTCCTTATAAGGAAACAAAAGTTGTATTTATTGGACAAGATCCATATCCTCAACTTGGTGTTGCTGATGGTATATCTTTTAGTTGTAGTAATACAATGAAAGAACAACCTTCATTAAGACATATATTTAATTCATTAGAGAAACAGTATCCAGGTTATGAAAGAAATCCTGATTTGACTAGATGGTCAGAACAAGGTGTGCTTATGCTTAATACTGCTTTAACAGTAGAAATTAATAAAATAGGTTCACACTATTCATTATGGCATTCATTTACAACACAACTACTTACTGGAATGAATAATTATCCTTCTAAGCTTGTTGTTGTATTACTTGGTAAGAAAGCTCAAGAATGGCAAAAATTATTACTTAATCATATTGTAATTCAAGTAGAACATCCAGCAGCTGCTGCTTATAAAGGCGGTGTATGGAATGATAAAGATTTATTTCTAACAATAAACAAAATACTTAATGATCAGGGAAAGTCCTTGATAAATTGGTAAAAATTTCTTAACTTTGTTAAGACCCAAAATAAGTTAAATGACTGAAAATCAACATAATAATATTCTAAAAGATATACATGCTTTCAGAATAAAGCTGTATAATGAATATGGCGTAGATATACATTTATTTGTAAAAAACAAAGATTATAGAGTTAGTCTTGAAGTGTTAGAGAAAATGTGTATTGCTACATTACATGAGCAGTACCCAAGTTTTATTCATACTAAAAGTTTGAAAGATAGAACACGCATTAAGCCAATAACAATGCTTAGACAAATTTTCTTTTACATAGCTGTAGAAAGGTTTGGTTATGGTAAATCAGAATCAGGTAAGTATATGAAAAGAGACCATGCTACATGCATACATTCAATTAAAGTTTGTGAAGACTACATGTATGTTGGTTACTCTGAATTCAATAAATGTATAGAATCAGTGCAAAATAAAATAAACCAATATGTGGGAAATATTTCAGAAAATAACAAAGGAGAAGATAACTCCAAATCAAATGCTTCTATTGTACAGCGTGAAGGAAAAGACATCAGTACCGTTACTGAAATCTAAAGATGAATTACCTGCACTATTAGAAGAAGGATTTCTTATTAAAGAGGAATCATCATACAAGCTTACAAATAAAGCTAAAAAACTAATTACAAAATTAGATGGCTATTTTATTAAAGCCAAGAAGAAAACCAACATTGAATTGATGGGTAAAGATCTTAATGATAAATTGGATATATATAGAAATATATTTCCACCTGGAAGATTACCTTCAGGAATGCCATCAAGACAAAATGTAAAAGCTCTTTCTGAGTCTTTTAGATGGTTTTTTGAAACTTATGATTATACTTGGGATGAAATACTTGATGCAACACGTATGTATGTAAATGAGTATAGAGAGACTAACTACATGTATATGGTTACAAGTCAGTACTTTATAGCAAAACAAGACAAACATAAGGTAAAACACAGTAAACTAGCAGATTACTGTGATATGATTAAAGACGGTGTAAAAACAGAGACTCATCATTTTAAAGAAAAAGTAGTATAATGACATCAGATAAAATAACAGAAGTATTACATAAGTTAAACCAGATACTAGAAGATTTTCAAATGCTTAGAGATGGAACATGGGTTCCGGATGAAGCTTCTTGTGAAGCAAGTATAGAAAATGTTGAGAGTATCATATACACAATAGAAAATGAGTAAACCAACAGAAGGATGGGCGGGTCAATATGCTGCATTTAATGATGCACTTAAATATATGGTCAAGCGTGCAAACGGTGAAGAAAAATCTATTTACACTCCATGGCCTAAATTTAATGACGCCACTACTGATGGTTTAGAATGGAACACTCTTACTGTAATTGGTGGAAGACCTGGTTCAGGTAAAACATTGATTAAAGATCAGATTATAAGAGAATCTTTTGAATTAAATTCTGAAGATGATTTTAGAGTCTTAGAGTTTCAGTTTGAAATGGTTGGTAGAACCTCAGCATTGCGTGAGTTTAGTTCTATAACTGGTAAGACATATAAAGAATTATGTAGTGCTGGTAGTGTATTAACAACAGATGTATTAAACAAGTGTCATCAGTATGCTAAAGAACGTGTAAAATATCCTGTTGATATAGTCTCAAGACCTATGACTGTTAATCAAATGAGAGAACAGATTGATATGTATATGAATATACATAAAGGTAAAAAGACTATAATCACACTGGATCACACTATGCTTGTTAAGAGAGCACCATATCAAAATAGTAGTTTAGATATGCTATTTGAATTAGGTGAGTTCTTTACACAAACAAAACGTGAGTATCCATGTTTGTTTATTGCTTTATCACAGCTTAATAGAAACATTGATAACCCAGAACGTGCACAACAAGGTAAGTATGGTAATTATATTCTTGAATCAGATTTGTTTGGTTCAGATGCTATGCTTCAACATGCTGATACTTTAATAGGTATTAATAGACCAGCTAAACAGAAAATTAGATTGTATGGACCAGACAGGTATATTATAGAAGATGATAGAACATTAGTACTACACTTCTTAAAAGCCCGTAATGGTGATACAAGAATGAGTTTCTTTAAAGCAATGTTTGAAAAAATGGAAATAGCTGAAATGCCAACACCAGCACAAGAAGCATTAAGAATGTAAAATTGAAAATTTAATAAGGAATGAAAAAATGACTCCAGAACAAAGAAAACAAAAAGTAAAAGAACTAAGAGAACAGCATGAAAACTATTTCAATATGAATGAGTTATCAAATGCTGCTTATATTCCCAAAATGGCTTATAGACCATCAGGAAAGGATGAACTACATGTTAGTTTTTTCCCAAGTGAGCTAGAAAGAAACAAAGATATTTACACAGAATTTGTAAGTATTGATTATGACTCAGAAGATCCTAAGAGAACTTTATATTTACATAAATATAATCCTCACTGGAAAGAAGAATATGAGTTAGTAGAAAGCAATAGTGGTTTTCAAAGACACTTAATTCCTGTTTCTGAACTTAAAGTTGTAAGTGATGTAGTTTCTAAACAAGGAAAAAATACTATCTTTGATAACTTACTGGAACAAATGGAAGATCTTCCAAATCCAGATGAAGCAGTACCAATGAATGGTATTGTTAAAGCACTAAACAGAATTGCAGATAGTTTAAGTAAAATAGAAAAGAAAATAAATAGTTAAGTATGGCACAAAGTGTTTTAGTAATTGCTGAGTCAGGCTCAGGTAAATCAACCTCAATTAGGAATTTAGATCCTAAAGAAACAGTTATTATAAATATTGCTAATAAACCCTTACCTTTTAAAGGGTGGAAAAGTAAATATACTCCTTTGGATAAATCAAATCCAGATGGTAATTTGATCAGTGTATCAAGCGGCCCAGGAGTTTATAAAGCTATGCAGCATGTAAGTGATAAAATGCCTCACATCAAAAACTTAGTAATTGATGACTGGCAATACATGTCAAGTTTTGAGTACTTTGATAAAGCTAATGAAAAAGGCTATGATAAGTTTACTCAGATTGCTGCAAATCTTGCTCAAGTTGCAAAGCTTCCTAAAGACTTGAGAGAAGATCTTTATGTATTCTTCTTGACCCACGCTGAAGAATCAACGGATATCAATGGTAACCGTAAAGTAAAAGCAAAAACTGTGGGTAAAATGATTGACAATGCACTTACACTAGAGGGTTTATTCTCTATTGTATTGTTTGGCAAAGTCCGTAAAGAAGATGATGGTAGTTTACACTATGGTTTTGAAACACAAAACAATGGAGAAAATACCTGTAAATCACCAATGGATATGTTTGAAGATGATTTTGTTCCAAATGATCTTCAGTATGTCAGAGAGGCTATTACAGCCTATGAAAATTAATAATCAAAGTTAAATTTAAAATCAAAAGAGAAATGTTAAGTACAAAAGACATGTCAGCCGGTAGCGGCAAAGTAAAACCAGTAATTGATGCAGGTAACCAAGAATTAAAAATTAATTCTATTGTTTTAAACGCTCCACCTTATGATAGCTCTGCATATGATCTACAAATCAATGTAGAAAGTAGACCAGTAAAAGGAGAGTTTGAAGGTTTCTTACATGATATGAATAATCCAAGTGGACCAAGATATCAAGGTCAAGTTGGTAGAGTATCATTTCAACGTTATGCATTTGCTGATGCAACATTACCAAGCGGTAGAGAAATCAATCGTGATGCTGAAATTATGAAAGCTTTAATCTTTTTAGCTGAACAACAAGGTAAACGTGGAGAACTTGATTCAATTCAAGCACAAACAATTGAACAATTTGTTTCATCTGCAAACACTATTTTAAGTGGTGATACTTATTACAATTTCTGTATTGCAGGACGTGAGTGGGAAAACAAAGAAGGTTACATCAACCTACAGTTATTCTTACCAAAGCGTAGCAGAAATGGAGTTACTGTTGAAAGATTAGATGTAGATAACTCTAACTTAGTTGAGTTTAATAGATCTGAGCATATTGTTCCATTAAAGAATAAGTCTACTAACACGGCTTCTACTACAAGTTCATTTGAACCAGTAGCTGGAACAGTGTCTGGTGATGATTTTGATCTTTAATCTTTAAAATAATAGGAGGGGTGGTTTAGGCTACCCCTTTTTTTTTATAATATGTTTAGTACTAAAAATTTATTAATAAATATAAAAGACATACCAAGTTATTGGGTATTTCAATACTATTTAAATATTCCTGAAAAATTAATAGGTCAAAATATTAAAATAACATCTATATTTAATCCTGGAGAAAGAACTCCAAGTTTTGCTATTTATGTTGATACTAGAACAAGACAGTATAAATTTAAAGATTTTTCTACTGGTATTTCAGGTAATAAAACAGATTTAATTCAAAAAATATTTAATTTAAATTATACTCAAGCTGTTAACAAAATTATTCAAGAATACAATGAATATGTTAAAAGTGGAAATGTTGAATTAATTACTCTTCAAGCAAATGCTAAATGGAAATTTGAAGGTGCTTGTATAAAAGAATGGGATAGTATTGATGCTGACTATTGGTTATCATTTAGAATTGGTTCTAAAATTTTAAATGAATATAATGTAAAACCCATTGAATATTTTACTATGGTAAAGGAACAGGATGATAAAGTAGAAGTTGCAAAGTTTAGAAAACCTATGACATATGGTTACTTTAATAAAGACGGAGATCTTATAAAGTTATATCAACCAAAAGACCCTAAACACAAGTTTTATAATATTAATCCGTATCTGCAAGGTTATGATCAACTTAAATATAATCAACCCTACTTAGTAATATGTTCATCTTTAAAAGATGCAATGTGTTTAAAAGGTATGGGTTATAATATAGAAGTGATTGCACCTAATAGTGAAAACACGTTAATCAAACCTTATCTAATTGATAATCTAAAGAAAAAATACAAAAAGGTAATCACATTATTTGATAATGATGAGGCGGGTTCAAAAGCAATTAAAGCATATGCAAAAGCCTATAATATTCAAGGATGTGCCTTAACTATATGCAAGGATATATCAGACGCTATGAAGTTACATGGTTTTGATAAGGTTCATGCAATGCTAAAGCCATTATTAAAAGAAACATTAAATAAATAAATATGATAGAAGCAATAGGTTGGCTAACAATAGCCGTAGTAGTAATGATAGTTGGAAAGTTTATAGCTAAAAAGTTATGGCCAGAAGACTGGGATAATGATCCATTTTAATAAAAAAATAATTTAAAATAGTATGGCAAATAAAAAATGGTTTATACCCGGCAATGTACCAAGCTCAAAAAATGGGCGTAGATGGACAGGTAAGTATTTTATAGCAAGTAAAACTGTTATGAACTACCGTAAAAATACAAAAGAGTATTTTCAGAAATATGCTCCTGAGTTCCAAGAAGAACTTAAGAAGTATAAACTTCCTGTTAAAATTGGTTTTACATTTGTTAGAGGTACACGTCATAAGTTTGATTATATAAATCCTGCACAAACAGTGCAAGATGATATGACATCATATGACTGGATAGAAGATGATAATGCAGATAATATACTACCAGTATTTTATAATTATACATATGATAAAGAAAATCCAGGTGTGTATATAGAGATTTTAGAAGATAATGAATTAAAAAAAACAAAGGAAAACAATGGAGAATAAAAATGAAGAAAAAAATAAAGAAAATCTAAAAAGAGCTCTAACTTTAATGAATTGCAAACACTTAGGTGTAGTTGAAATTACAATTGAGTTTTCAGGAAGTGGTGATTCTGGAGATATTGATGAGATATACTTCAGAACTGAAAAAGATAGTTATGAATATATTGATATGCCTAATAAAAAAGCAGAAGAAATAATCAGAGATTTTGCTTGGGATATTATTGCTTCTAAGGTTGATACAGTTGGAGACTGGGTTAATAATGAAGGTGGTTATGGTCACATCACAATTGATGTAGAAAATAATACATTTAACTTAAATTATTCTCAGAATATAACTGAAGACTATGACTGGTCTGATGAAATGCTGTTTATATAATGGCTCATCCATCATTACATGCTAAGAGTTCTGTGAGAAAATGGGGTGGTAAAGTTGAAGATTATGTGCACATTCATGATTGGTTTGATGAAACTAAATCATGGGTGGGTCATAGTATTCATAGAATGTTCCGCCATCATTCAGAAGGAATTTTTGAAGCAGAAAGATTATTTGGAAATAGTTTTACTAACTCGGATGGTAAAACAGTATACACAAGATATGTTGGAGAACAACATGTAAAAGAAGATTGTAATAATTATATACCTTCTGCAAAAGAATGGTTGACTCACATAAATCGTGAAAAAAAACCACATTGGATGTCTAAAACTTTAAAAATAGAAGATTAAATGAATAGTTTAAACATAAAAGATTATAAATCTTTAAATGAAATATTGTCTTCATCAGTAAAAGAAGATGTAAACATAGGATTGGAAAATTTAAAAAATTTAAATCTAGATCCTATTTATATATTGTTTTTTGCTAAGGATTCTAATAAATCTACAAGAGAAAAAATAATTGAATCACACAGTGATATATTTAGTAATGATGGGTTTGATATTTTTAAACAGGAAATATCATCAATGTATAGATCAAATACAAGCATAACAAATTTAAGTTGGCAGAATTTCTATAACTTTATCATTCAGTACCGTAAAGATGATGATGATGTTAAAACATTATTTGAATACTTATTTGACAAGGAGATAAAAGGAACAATAGAAGAGGTAACTGATTATAAATTTAATTATGATATAAACATGAAGTTAAAATGGTAAAAACAGCAGATCAACTTGCAAAAGCAAGTAAAACATTAATACTTGAAGAGCCCTTTTACGGGCTCTTTTTAGTTGGTCTTAATAAGACTTTTAGAAAAGACATACCAACCGCTGGTGTAAGCAAGCATGGTATAGGTGTACAGTTGGCAGTTAATCCTGATTTCTTTGATAACCTGAGTTTAGAGCACAGAGTTGGATTAGTTAAGCATGAGATATTGCATATAAGCTTTGGTCACTTAATAATGCGTGATATATACAGTGACAAAAAGTTATTTAATATTGCTGCAGATTTAGAGATAAACCAATACATAGATTCAAGTTACTTACCTGAAGGTGGCATTACAATGGATTCATTTCCAGAACTAAAACTACCAGTAAAAGCGGGTACTAAAGTCTATTATGATTTACTGTCAGAAGCTAAAGATGATGGGACATCTCCATCTCTTGACTCTATGCTTAATGATACTGAAGGAGATAGTCCTTATGATGCTCACGCTACATGGGATGAATTTGATGAACTTTCTGAAGCTGATAAAAAGCTTATAGAAAAACAAATAGAGCATCAACTTAAAGAAGTTGCAGAACAAACTGAGAAAAGACAAGGTACTATTCCTGGAGAATTAGGTGAGATAATATCTAGGTTGCGTCATGTTGAACCAGCAAAGTTTGATTGGAAAGCTTATTTAAGACGTTTTGTAGGTAATTCTTCTGTTGTATATACAAAGAAGCTAAGAAGAAAGTATAATAAGCGTTATATAGCAAATCCCGGTCTTAAAATTAAGTTTAAGAATCATATTCTTGTTGGTGTTGACACTTCTGGTTCTGTATCAAGCAGTGAACTGGTAGAATTTATGAATGAAATAAATCACATGCATAAAACCGGTCATAAAATTACAGTAGCACAGTGTGATACAAGATTAAATTCTGTAGAAGACTTTAATCCAAAAAAAGATTGGAACATTAAAGGTAGAGGAGGTACATCTTTTCAACCTGTTGTAGATCACTACAATGAGTACGGGCGTTATACAGCCCTTATATATTTAACAGATGGTGAAGCATATAATCCAGACAACTGCCCTAAAAATACTCTTTGGGTATTAAGCAGCAGGTCTCATATGAATAACGATTTACCAGGAAAAGTAATAAAATTAAATTAATAAAAAACAATTATGGCACAAGTAAATTTAAACATTGATGAAGTAAAAGATTTTGTAAATCACATCATCACAAACAATCGTAAGATACAAGCAGAAGGTAAAAATCCAGTAGCAATTGAAGTTGTTGGTGAATCAGGTATCGGTAAAACATCTACTATTATAGAATTAGCAAAAGAAAATAATTTAAACTTTGTTAAGTTAAACTTAGCTCAGATAGAAGAGCTTGGTGACTTAGTTGGTTTCCCTGTACGTCAATTTCAGATGTATACAGAAAAAACAGTTAAGAAAGTAAATGATTTAAACTATACAGCAAAAGCAGGTGCTGATCTTGCAAAACTAGGAGGCACAGTGACTAAGAAAGTTGGTCAATGGGTTGATGAGTTAGCAGTTGATGCATATCTAAAGAACGGATATAAAATGACTGGTAAAAACAGAATGTCTTATGCAGCACCAGAATGGATTGCTGATGTAAAAGAAGGTGGTATTTTATTATTGGATGACTGGAACCGTGCTGATGTGAGATTTATTCAGGCAGTTATGGAATTAATTGATCGTCAGACTTATATTTCATGGTCTCTTCCAAAAGATTGGCATATTATATTGACAGCAAACCCGGATAACGGTGATTATATGGTAAACAGTATTGACAGTGCACAAAAGACACGTTATATTACTGCTAACTTAAAGTTTGATGTTAATGTATGGGCTCGTTGGGCAGAAGAAGCTGGTATAGATACAAGATGTATTAACTTTTTGTTATTACACCCTGAGTTAGTAACACAAGAAACTAACTCAAGATCTATTACTACATTCTTTAACTCTATTTCAAGCTTTGACAATTTTGAAGATAACCTTAGTATGATCCAAATGATTGGTGAAGGTTCTGTAGGTGATGCATTTGCATCTATGTTTACAACTTTTATTAATAACAAACTGGACAAACTGGTAACACCTAAAGATTTATTGGCTCATGATAATGAATCATATATTCTTGGTGAACTAAGAGGTTGTGTTGGAAAAGATGATGCTTACCGTGCAGATATTGCATCTACACTTGCAACACGTTTGGCTAACTATGCTGTTGTATATTCTAAAGACAATACAATTACTCAGAAGATCACTGATAGATTAATAGCTCTTTGTACAAAAGACTATTTCACTAATGATCTTAAGTATTTGATTGTACGTACAATATTTAATGGCAACAAAGCTAAGTTTAACAAAATGATGATGAATGCTGATATCATCAAAATGACAATGAAGTAAAATGGCAACAAAATCAGTATATCAAGATTTTGATACTGATGCATTGACACACTTTGGATTGGATAGTGCCCCATTATATGGGGTGCTAACCTCTTCAGGTGTTGAAGATGTATTAGCTACTCAAGATGAAACAACGTATGACAATATAGTCAGACTGTTATCTGTACCAACAGAAACAGATCAGACATTTATAAACAAAAAGAAAGCTTTCATATTACCCAGATGTAATGTATCACAAGATAGATTGAAAGCAGCTTTAAAAGAGCATAAGATCACAGTAACTAATGATTATACATTGGCTGATCTTATAATTGGACATGATGAAATATTTGGTAAGTTCCAAAACGGTCTGAATATACCTAGTACGTATATGGCCGGTAAATTATGGAATATGGAAGCTATATCTTCTACCAATGGGTCTATACTAGATGTGGATAACCATAATAATCATGTTATAGTAACAGAAAAGGTTACAGATAAAGTTAGATATTATAGTTTAGATGTTGAAGAGAGTCTTTATGATGAGTGGATGCTTACAGGTATGGCAATTAACTTAGCACATAAAATTGATACAACATCTGTTTCTGTAGTTGATGCTGAAACAGTACTTCATTCTTCTGCAAATAAAATTGTATTAGATGAAGAAATGTTAGAGTTATTAGTTTCTCAATTGAATTCTTATGACAGTGCAGATCATGATTTAGCATCAAAGATAATTCCAACTATTGATTATACTAAGAACATACATTTATTATGGGAGTTTGCTCAAAAAGCTTACAGTAATATGTATAAGTTCAATAGAAATAAAGATATTCAATATTGGATGGATCAATCAAACTTCAACAAATTATCACGTAATACAGCTGAAGATATGATATTAATGTTGGAGAAAGAAGATAAGCTTTCAAAAATTACATTCAGATACTTTGAGCCTATATGTAGAAAAGACATACAGATTTATAACAGGAATCTGTATACGTTTAAAGTTAATGTAAAAAAAGAATATTTAAAATATTTATAAGATGAAGAAAATATATAATTATCACTTTAGAAATGGATCAGGTGCTATATTTGACAGTTTTGATATGTATCTGTCATATTTTGCAGGTACAGGCCAGTTTGATATTAAAGGTATAAATATTAGTAAAGTTAATACTGTAGATATACAAAGTAAGTCTTTCTATAGATATCCTAAATTAGATTTACCACGTATGAAGGTAGATTTATTAAAGGAGAAGTATGACATTTCTATTACCAGAAATAAAGATACAGCGGATTATAAGGTTGTATCATCTAAGTATCTTAATAACTTAGCAACATATTCTTGGGAGTCATTATATTTAGTTAGTGATGTAATTAAAAGTTATAAAGCTAAAGGTGCTGGGGTTGTGGATGCTGATACTTTAAATAATTTTATATCAGAGCTTGAGCTTTATAATCAAGATGATCTTGTTTCTATTAAAGCTCAGTACGGTTACAATCAAATAAATATGGATAGCTGTTATCCTGAAAGAACACATTACAATCATTATTATTTAGATAAAGAAGGTTATGATGAGATTGTAGGAATAACATCTTCAAGTAATGTTATATTAGATTCAAACCTTAATGAAATAATTTATGAGGGTTTGCATATATTAACTCAGGAGGAGTATTCTAACGCAAGAAAAATGATTAAGTCTGATGATTTAGAAAACAGGGCTTTAGCTTTAGAGTTACTTTCAAATTGTAACTTAACTAAGTCATTTGACTATGTATCATTGTTATATTATTTTTACTATGATTACTTAAAAGATGCAAGAAACTGGAATAGTGTTAATGTGAAAACTTTGAAAGCAAGTTTGAAAGAGTTTTCACCATACACACAGACTAGATCCGGTCATTACTATAATACATACCTAATGAAGTTGATAGAGGCAGATCATTTTAGTGAGTTTGCTTTTAAAGAGTGCGCTAGATATGCTTTTCATAATGTAGTTAAATCTCATATGGGTTTATCTGATGATAGCGTGTTTACTATAAACTTAGATGCCATTAAGGTTAATCCAAAGTATATAGATAAACTAAAAAGAGAAGCAAGTTTTTTTAACACAGAGTTAGAAGAACAATTAATAACAATTTAAGGAGAATATTGCCATAATCGTGGAGGGCCCTTATGGGTCCTCTCTCCTTATTTTTAAAACAAATTATGATAGATACACAAAAAGAAGAAGAGTTTTATTCTAAAGACTTTTCATTTAGCTATTCTTCATTGAATAGATTATTATTTTCCCCGTCCCTGTTTTACAAGGACTATATATTAAAAGACAGAGAAGTCAAAACAGATAAGTATCTTGTTGAAGGAAAGCTTGTACACTGTTTGGTATTTGAACCAGAGCATGTTAATGATAAGTTTAATGTTGTCCCTGGTAGTGCACCATCAGATAATGTAAGAAAGATATTCAAACATTTATCTACTGTTACAGACTCAGAGACTCTTGGAGGTATTGATAACACAATCATACTTGACACTTTAAAAGAGTTTAATTTGTACCAGTCACTTAAACTGGATGATGCTAGAATAGCAAAGATTAAAGTTGATGACTATGAGCCTTATTGGAAGTTTCTTTTAAACACTAACGTTGATGTGATTGATCAAGATACTCTTGCTAAATGCACAGAGTACGCTGAAATAATTAAAAGCAATAAAGATGTAATGAGTCTTTTTAGTAAAGCAGCAACTGAATTTGATTTAGATCCTATTCAGACATATGCTGAGAAACCTTTGTCTTGTGATTTAATTGATAAACCTTTTGGTTTAAAAGGTATTATTGATTTCTATAAAGTTGATGCTGATGAAAAACTGGTCACAATTTGTGACCTCAAGACAACCAGTAAGTCTATATCAGACTTCAGAGAGACTATAGATTTCTATAAATATTGGTTACAAGCAGCTATTTATTGTAAATTAGTCTATGAAAATTTAGATGAGTCAGAGAAAGATTACTCAATTATTTATAAGTTTGCTGTGATAGATAGTTACAAGCAAGTTTATGTATTTGATGTATCTTCTGAGACATTATCAATATGGACTGAGGGTTTAAGGGATGTTCTTACTGTTGCAGAATACCACTACAAAGAGAGAAACTACACTTTGCCTTATGAATTCTTAGCTAAAAAAGTTATATTATAGTATGGCTGGTGTATATACACAATACTTCCAAAAAAGTAAAGTTTTTTTATATCCTTTACTGAAACTAAAAAAAGGTATAGCTTTTGTCCCTGAACAAACATATATTTCATGGGATAAATTTTATAAACCTGAAGACATGAAGTTTATGTGTTTATACAATGCAAAAGCGGATTCAAAATATATAGAGTTTGAGTCTAAATACATCAAAAATCATCCACTACTTGAAGCATATTTTAACCTGGGAAATGATCAACATATATATGTTTATGATTTTTCAAAATACAAACATGATTTTAACTCTTTTATTGATGGTAAGTATTCCAAATTTAGTATAAACACAAAGGAAACAATTACAAAATTCTTTGGTACTGTAGGTAACATATCACAATATGTAGAAAGTTTTTTATCACCTGATTCTTTTCATGAAATTTATGCAAGAGAATTAGGTGTAGATCTTTCTATTATAGAAACTGTGCATGAATTATGTTCAGTTCCTGATATTAAAAAAGAAACATTATTTGAAAATATCCCAGATGAAATAGAATTATTTAAAAACAATTTTATATCTTTGGACAAACATTAAAAATCAATGGCAAATTTAGGAAACAATATGATGCTTGTAAACTCTGTATTCAGAGGAGCAAGATCATTTAGTCTAGTACCGGTGAGCTTAGAATCACCTTATATTGAAGCCATGTTTGACCCAACGTCAAGCATATTAGCTGTAATTGGAAAAGAGAAGAAAGAATCTTTTCATATGATGCCCCGTCTTGATGAAAGCGGTCAGCCTCAAAGATTAAAAGTTCCAAATAATACAACAGGTAAAACTGTTAAGGAACAAAGAGTAACTCTTAATACTTTTCAAGAGTATTATATTAATGATAAAGCTGACATTGAAACATTCATTGAGCTTTTTGCAATAAATGCATCTTCATTTAATTATAAAGAGTTCTTAGAGGTAAATATTGAAGAAACAAAAGTTTCTAAAATTATTATGCCAGGTCAATAAATTATACATTTTCTTTAGTCTACTAAAGAGATAATATCAGATACCAAAAAAAGCTCATTAATTTGGGCTTTTTTTGGCTCTAATAAGTAAAGTTATGAAGCAATTAAAGAATGAAGAAATAATTGATATTAATATCTTATGTGCACTAACAAAATGTTTAGGTGAAGTTTCTCACAATTTACAATATGTTCTTTCTCAAATGGAAAAGAAAAAACTAAAGAATTGTATTCAAAGTATTAGTGCTTTTGAAAGAGAAATAGATAAAAGATTTCATGGATCACAAAAAGATGCAGTAGAATCAGTATATGACGTAATAATGGATTTAATACTTGAAGCAAGAGAAGTAAGTCTTAAAAATGCAACAAATAACAATTAAAAAGATGGAAAAAAAACATTGGGTACATGATTATGAAACACTATCTAATTGTTTCACAGCCGTCTTTGAACATTATAAAACAACAGAGACAGAAATATTTGTAATTCATGATCTAAGAAATGACTTTAATAAGTTTATAGATTTTCTTGAACAGAATGTTAAAAATAAAGAATGGCATATATCATATAATGGTTTAGCCTTTGATGGTCAGATTACTCAATATATAGTAGATAATCACTATTTGTGGTTAGATTTAACAGGTTGTGAAATTGCAAATATTATTTACAGGTATGCTCAATACTGTATAGAAAAGTCTAACAAGAAGGAGTTTATGGATTATCCTCAGTGGAAAATGAAAATAGGTCAGATTGATTTATTTAAAATGCATCACTGGGATAACCCTGCAAAACGTTCAGGCCTCAAATGGATTCAGTATAGTATGGATTGGGAAAACATATTAGATATGCCTATTCATCACACTGCAGAGATTACAACACTTGAGGAAATTGATACTGTATTAGAATACAATATTAATGATGTTAAGTCAACCAAAGAAATATTTAATAGGTCTAAGGATCTAATTAAGTTAAGAAAGGAGTTGACTAATACATATGATATAAATTTATACAGTGCCAGTGAGCCCAGGATAAGTAAAGAATTATTTGCTTATTACATGTGTGAAAAACTAAATATACCTAAAAGAGATCTTAAGCAAATGAGAACTCATAGAAGTATTGTTAAGTTTAAAAATATTATACTACCTTATATTAAATTTACATCTCCACAGTTTCAAAATCTTCTTGAGAGATTTAACGCTGTAGAGTTAGATCCTAACAATCTTAAGGGTGCTTTTAAGTATTCTGTAAATTATAAGGATGTTAAAACTGATTTTGGTGTAGGTGGTGTTCACGGTGCAAGAAAGGCTGGAGTGTATACATCAAATGATGACTATGTAATAATGTCATCAGATGTTACATCATTTTATCCTAATCTTGTAATTAGAAATGGATGGGCTCCGGGACATTTTCCTGCTAAAGATTTTTGTGATCAGTATGAATGGTTTTTTGATGAAAGAAAAAAAATTCCTAAATCAAATCCCATGAATTATGTTTACAAGATTATATTAAATTCAACCTTTGGTCTAAGTAATGATAAGAACAGTTTCTTTTATGATCCTGAACTTACAATGAGGATTACAATTAATGGTCAGTTAAGTCTAGTTATGTTATATGAAATGATTATGGAAAGAATACCTGATAGTAAAGCATTAATGCAAAATACTGATGGTATAGAAACAATTATTCCAAGAAAATATGTAGATGAATACATGGCTATTTGTAAAGAGTGGGAAGATCTTACAAATTTACAGCTAGAACATGATGAATATCAAAAATTAGTATTAGCCGATGTAAACAACTACATAGGGCTTAATAACTATAAAGAAGTAGATATGACCACTTGGAGAGACGTCAAGAAAAAAAACCCTCATTATAAATTTAAAATAGAAGGTAGTAAATTCTTTTTTGCTCCCACCAAAACAAAAGGTAGATTTGATTTCTTTAACTTACAATTACATAAAAATAAATCAAAACTTGTTATACCTAAAGCAATTTTTTATTATTTTATACATGACATGTTACCTATGGATTATTTAAATGAAAATAATAACATTTTAGATTATTGTATAGGTGGTAAATCTAAAGGAGATTGGAAACAGGTGGCAAAGTCAATAAAAGATGGAGCATACCATGAAGAAGATCTGCAGAAGATAAATAGGTATTATATTTCTAAACAAGGTGTAAAGATTGTTAAAGTAAACAAATCAGACGGTAGAGAAATTCAACTAGAATCTGGTAGATGGGTGCAAACAGTTTTTAATAAAATGGAATTAAAACCTAAGTGGGATGCTTATGGCATACACAAAGGTTACTATTTAGAAGCTATTGAAAAAGAGATAGATAGTATAATGAATGTAAGTGCAAATCAGTTAACACTATTTTAAATGACTCAAAATACAGATAAAAAACCGCCCAAGGGGCCAATAAGATTTTCAATAACTCTTTCTGAAGAACAAAAAGAAGCTAAGAGCTTAATTTTAAAACATCCTTTTAATTTTATAGTTGGTAATGCAGGTAGTGGTAAAACACTGCTTGCTGTCCAAGTAGCTTTAGACCAGTTCTTTAAGAGACAGTATAATAAAATCATAATTACAAGACCTACAGTCTCAACAGAAGATAATGGTTTTTTACCTGGTTCAGAAAAAGAAAAGATGGAGCCTTGGTTGGTTCCAATTCGTTCCAATATGAGGAAGGTTTATAATAAACCGGCCATCTTAGAGAAGATGGAAAATGAAGAGAAGATAGAATTAGTATCACTTGCTCATTTTAGAGGAAGGACTTTTGATAACTCTATAGTTATTATAGATGAATTCCAAAACTTAACAAGAGCTCAACTAGCCATGGTCTTAGGAAGACTTGGTAAAAATTCAGTTATGATTCTTTGTGGAGATAACCAACAAATTGATTTAAAGGATAAAAATTACTCAGCAATTAATGAAGTTGCTAAAATTTTAAATTCTAAATATGTAAGTAAAACCATATTAAAAGATAATCATAGACATGAATCATTAGTGGAAGTATTAGATTTATTAGCAAACAATTAAACAATTAAAACCAAATGGATTATTTTGAATTAGAATGTGCCGTTGAAGAATGGGCACAAGAAAAAGGAATCTTGGATAAAGCCACACCAATGGCCCAAGCTCTTAAAACTTTAGAAGAATGTACAGAATTATGTACAGCAATCAACGCAGATGACCGTGAAGAAGTCATTGATGCTATGGGTGATATTATGGTTACCCTGATCATTCAAGCTAAAATGCAAGGACTTAAATTAGAAGAGTGCCTTGAATCAGCTTATAATGTAATTGCTAAACGTACAGGTAAGATGGTTAATGGTCAATTTGTAAAAGACAATTAATATGGAATTACATCAAGTACCTAGAGGCTCTAAAATAAAAGTTAAATCTGATATAAAAGTTCCTCCCGGAGCTCCTGCAATTCAGGAAGAACAAATACTAATTTTTAATCACATAGATGGGATGTATTCTCATTGTTTAGATTTAAAAGGTAATGTTGTTCATCTTGTTGCATGGGCTGACGTAGAAATAGTGAATGATTAAAGTACAAGAGACTAAAACTCTTGTTACTAAGGACAATAATAATAGTGCTAACTGCATTGCTCCTAACCTTATATATGGTTGTTTTGGAGGATGTGTTAGCACTTATTGTTATATGTCAAGATACAATGACAAGAGAGTCTATGTAAATACAAACGTAGATCAGATATTTCAGTCTGTTGTTGAATGGGAAAAGTCTTATGATAAAGTACCGGATCAACAAGACCCCATATACACTATGGTAGATATTGCATGTAATACAGATTTAGTATTAATGCAGAAACATTTACCTGAACCACTGTTACATTATCTTAAACGTTATGATGATCACCCGCAGCTTAATAGCACAATGGCTACTAAGTATCCTGGATTACTAACCTTAGACGTTAGTAGTTTCAACAAGAAACCTAGAGTGCGTGTAAGTCTTATGCCACAGAAGTACTCTGATATACTTGAACCCAAGATGTCAAGTATCTTGAGCCGTATACATGACATTAACCGTCTCAAAGACTTAGGATGGGAAGTACATTGTAATTACAGTCCACTTATATTTTACCCCGGATGGAAAGAAGAGTATGATAATTTATTTAAACAAGTAAAAGATATTGCTGGTGAAAATAAATGTGAAGTAATTGCACTTACAAATCATAAGTTTCAAATGATTAGATCTTCAAATGAAGCTCAAGAATTAATGAAATACAGCTCAGAAGTGAAGAATAAAAGTGGTGTATTAAGATACCCCTTGAGCCATAAATCAAGATTATTAAATGAGTTTAAAACAATATATAGTAAATATTTTGACTTAAAAACAATTAGATATATATTTTAATTTTGTTTCTAAGATTATATTTGTTATATTTACACTTTAAAAATTTACAAATGCCAAAACTAATAAAAGATACAACAAGAAGCTATTTAGAAGCAGCTTCACTTCCGTCTCACGGGGATAGCTATACGGTTATACCTCATAAAGATGTTATAGAAAACACTCTTAACATGTTGAATGCCAGTGGCTTTACTGTTACAAGAGAAATGTATAGAGCAAATATAAATGCAAACGTTGCTCAGGGAATTTATCATATCATACCAACACGTTCTCTTGATGATAAGATAAATCAAGAATCAGAATTAGGAATGATGTTTGCTTGGACGAACTCTTATGACAAAACAACTAGATTTCAGTGTGCCGTAGGTGCATATGTTGGAGTATGTTATAACGGTATGGTTTCTGGAGACATGATGAACTTTGCAAGAAAACACACTGGTTCTGCAGATTATGAAGTTAGAATGCAAATTTCTAATCAAATTAAAAATGCTGAAAAGCATTATAGAAAAATGATTGATGATAAAGATTCATTAAAGCAGGTAAATCTTTCATTTAAAGAACAATCTGAACTATTAGGTAGATTGTATGCGGATGAAGAATTGCTGGATGTAGGACAGCTTACAACTGTTAAATCAGAAATGAAAGATCCATCATATGAATATGATGCTGATGCAGAAAATGCTTGGACTTTTTATAATCATGTAACACATGCGCTTAAGAAGACTCATCCAAGACATTGGTTAAGTAGTACTCAAAAGTTTCATGACTTTATGGTAGCTGATTTATTAGGTCAAATGGGTATTCAAATACAAGATACTACTGATGCAGTAGAAGAAGAGTCTTTACAAGAAACTCCTCAATATAATTTGTTTGAACCAGCAACATTTGATTTATAAAGTTAATGAAAGAGTATCTGTCAATATTATTAATACTCTTTATAATGAGTCTTTTTTATAAAGAAGATAATACAAGAAGGTAAGATTAAGAAGGGAACCAACCCCACTGGTTTTTTGCATTTCCGGTGGGCCCTTTTACTTATTTAAATTTACAAATCCACCGTAATAAGTAGGGCAAATAAATAAGAAATCAAAATGAAAATAGAAATTTACAGAATGGACCGTTGGCATATAACGCCATCAATTGTATATTATAATGACATTGACTGGCATGGAGATAGAAGTATAGACTTTGTCTGGTTGAAATGGGGTATTAGTATTATATGTGAACTATGTAAACAAAAAAAGGGAGACATTTAAGCTCCCTTTTATTTTACCATTTCACTTTATGTGACCAATATCTTGCAGATAATTTATCAGGTTTTGAATCCTGTGCATTATGTCTAGCATAGTAAGATTTTTTACGCGCTTTATCTTTTGCAGTTTTTGGATTTTTACCAGCACCCTTTACACCTTGTTGACCAAAACGTATTGTTTTAACCGTGTCACCTTTCTTAGCAACAACAACGTGTGATTTTGTAGGATGAGAAGGGGTTCTCTTAGGTTTATTATAACCAGAAACTCCTGCTCTTTTTAATCTACTATCTTTATTTTTAGCCATTATTATATTAAATTTAATCTTTTAATTTTTTAATAATCCCTAACAAATCTAACATAAGCATACTTATTAGAATTTGCTTGATATGCAAATGATATTGTAGAGTCTTCTCCATTATATGAAAAACCAGGAGTACTTTCGTTCGTGCTGCTTATACTTCTCCAATAAAATTCACTACTAGTTTTATAAAAAATCATAGTATCTCCATTACTACGAGCCCAACCACGTCCTTGACTATCAAATCCAGAGTTTCCAAAATCTAGTTTAGAAGTTATATCCAAAGGTAAAAAATTAGGAGTACCTCCAGTTCCATTTGTTACATCTGTACTACCACTTAAATACTCTAATGCTTGTTCAAGTTTTGCCCAATCTTGTGAAGTTGGTAATCTAAAACCATCAGGTGGAGTTAAAGCCTCTGCACCTTGTTTATTGAAAAGTAAACCTCTTGAATTATTACTTGAATCAAACTCAAAATAAACACATGCAGCTTGATCATTATCTAAATAACTGATTGCTTCTGCTTCTGTAGTAGCAATAGGAATACCAGCTTCAGTTTCGCTAACATTTGGTTTTGTCCAAACTAAATTTCCTATTAAAACTTCATTTTCCCCAATAGGCTCAGGAATCGGAAATACTTGTGTATATCCATTATAAATTTTTTGCACATTTTCTGTACCTAGCTTTATTTTACCAATTTCATCAAATGTTATATTATTAAATTTAAATTCTCCCATATTATACTATTATATAAAGTGTTGAAGCAGATGGACTACTTATAGCTGTATATTGAGCTTGAGATAATGTTACTATCTGAGTTACTTTAGCAGAAGGCGTAAAATCGTCTTCATTGTTTTTAACATAATTATCACTAACATCATCTATTCCATCTAGTTTTGTTTTATCCGCTGCACTCATACTACCTGCTGCAGATGTAGTAGCTGCAGTAATAGATATTGCAGGAGTAGTTCCTCCACTACTAACTATAGGAGCAGTTCCTGTTACGCCGTCAATAGAACCTGTTCCGTCTCCAGCTCCTATCAATGTTCTAATTTCCTCAGCTGTGATACCAGTAGCTAAGGTTGGTGTACCTGAGTCAGATAGTATAGCTGAAGCAGCTGGTTTGTTACTTAGACTATTATAGTCTCCATCAAAAGATGAAGGTGTATATCCTAGAAAGTCTATAATTTCTTGGCTTGATAAGCTTAAACTACCACCTAATGTTAAACTACCTGAATCAGTTACAGTGCCAGATAAACTAATACCATTAACTTCACCTGTACCGGATACTGAAGTTACTGTTCCAAAACCACTTAAGTCAATATTACCTGTAAAAGCATTTCCAACACCTGTAATTTCTAAATTAGATCCGTTAAGTGCAACGCCTGATATATAATCAATATCATTTGTATTTGTATCTAATAATGAAGATAAATCTAAAGTAAATGTTGTAGCATCATCACGTGTGAAAGTTGCTATACCTGTTTGAGCATCTAATGTACCACTTACAAGTCTTGCTAGATTTGTATCATCTAAGTATAAAGATAAGTCAATATCTGTATCAGCATTATTCTCATCAGTATATGTAAGGACATTTGCATTAATACTCAAACTGGTTACTGTTTCAGATACATTAACACCTGTATTATAATTTTTTAAACCTTCTACTGTAAGTAACGTTGTACTATCATTAATAGAATCTTCAATATCATTTACAATTGCATTTACTGAATATGATCCAGGATTACCAGTTAGTGTTATATTACCAGTAACTTTAAAATTACCCGTAACTTTACCTTCAGTTGCTTGAGCATTTTGGCTAAATATAGAATCAACAATGGTTTGCACATTGCAATTATTAGAATCAACAGTAGACCACATTGGTAATGTGTATTCTTGACCTGTTCCACTTATTAAACCGCTAATAATTTCACATTTAAGATTATCAAATCTAATTGCATGTGGTTTCATTTTAGGTGAATACAATGGATTACCAACCGAGCTTGCTTTTTGTCTACCAAATTCAAACCAATCTTTAGTAAGATTTAATTCTTCTTTGTCTTCTTTTCTGTCTAAAAGATTTAAGACCTCTTGTATAAAATTCATAGTTGTTTAATATTATTTTTTTATTTATTTAAATTTAATACTCATATTGGATTATTAATTATATACCTACAAATCCAAGAGCTAAGAGCCTTTCTCTATATATACCCATATAATACTGACCATTTTGTTGAACTTCAAGTGCAGTTCCTGTTTGATTTAGGGATGCAAAAAATAAATCTTGCTGATTACCTACACCTGTGATTACTCCATGAATTGGGTCGTTTGTATACCCAGCAGCAACATATTTTATAGGTGAAGTGTTATTAGGTACTGGCATAAGATTGTTATTTGTCCAATCACCACCAAACGTAGGTGCTGGTCCATTTACTCCCACAACAAGACCTTGAACTAAATCAGCTATATTAGGAGTTGCATTTCCAATAACCATATGGACAGCTCTATAAATTTGATTGTTACCTGCTGCAGTTTCTGCTGCTTGAATATAAGACTGTAAGGCTGCAATATCAGATGCAACAAGTTGACTTGACGTAGTAGTATTTGGAGATTGATAATCTAGACTAGTCATATAATTAGTATTAGACTCATCACCCCATGCTGCAATTACGACAGTATCTGCATTTTCAAATTGATCACCCGGATTTGTTGTTAAAGGTCCATTTCCACAATTTGCTAAAAACTTTATAGTATGCTCAGAAGTGCCACCACCTCTCCAGCCAAATTTAACTTTATTGTCATATTCATCTGAACCATTTGTTGCAGGATTATTTGGAATATTTGCAGCATCTTCTTGAGCTTCTGTTAAACCTATTGCATAAAAATCTTGTAAAAAAGATCTAGCGGTTAACCTAGTATTATTTGCTCTACCACCATCATAATCAGCTTTTTTCTGAGCAGCCGTTCTTCTAAAGACAAGAGCTGAGTTAACCGGAAGTGTTACAGGGTTAGTAAGCGTAATAGAGGTATTAGATTTAGTAGATACAGGCTGTCCAGTAACAAAAGCTCCAGTACTTGTTTCATTTCCTGTCACTTGATCCATTACAAATAGTTCCATACCATCTACTATTAAGTATTGATTATTATAAGGTACATAATTAGAAGTAATATCTGACATATCATTTACAAACTGACCTTCACCTGAAGGTCCGCCATCTTGACTTCCTGGGCTAATTATTACGGTAGTACTATTATTAGCTGGAACTGTGTTTATTGTTCTAACATAACCAATACTTGATGCTCTTGATAATATTGTTCCTGCTCCATCCATAGATCCAGATGCATCAAACCAATTTACAAAATATGTATTTATAGTTGGCAATATACCCGCTATAGTAAAGCTATCTGTTTCAGAAAGAACCGGATTTCCGTCATCGGATACAGTCATATTAACTGTCCATGCTCCACCGGTTGGTGGGTATTGACCAGATAATGTACCTCCACATCTATTGGAAGGAGTAGGTGTAAAAGTTAACCATTGATTAGCATCAGGTAATGTGTATACCGTATTAGTTGTTTCATCTGTTACTGTAACTGTATAAGTTAAATCAGAACAAGGGGTTTCAGCATCTATAGCTGTCCAATTATATTCCCATTGATCTCCTCCAGTTAAATTTGGATAAGTATTAGCTGTTACTGGGTTTGTAGATGTCCAAAGAGGTTTATCATTTACAGCACTAATATTTATAGTTATAGTAGCAATATTACTATCACAGTATCCATCATTTGCTTGAAAAGTAAACTGTTCAACACCATCATAATTAGCATCCGGTGTATATGTCCATACGCCAGTTGCATTATCAAATGTAAATGTACCATTATTAGGTTGAGTTAGTGCAGTATATGTTAAACCATAACCCCCGTAACCATCGTCTATTGCTTGAGCTGTAGCAGTTAATGTACCACTATCTTCATCAATAGTATAGCTATCACTAGTTGCTACAGGGCAGCTATTATTTCCATATATAACGCAGTAACACCAATTCATTTGTTTTCCTGTAGTAATATCATGATACATTTCACCAGTAAACTTAACTTTATCACCAAAACGTAAATGAGACGTTGGATAACCTAAATTTGGTCCAGCTGGAGTAGTTGGAGAATTCCAAGAAGCAAAATTTATGACTTGTGTTGGGCTCCCCCAAGTAGGAAATTGAATGGCATAATCAGCTAAATTAGAACCTTGTTTAGTATTTTCTGCAATAACAACAACTCTATCTCCATCAACAAGCCAATCCATATCTTTAATATTTTTGACTGGTGTTGTTGTGTCATTAAGTTTTATATATGCATTAAAGTTACCATTAGTTGATGCCCAACCATCAGGTAACATATCTAATGTATCAAAACCAACCTGTGGTTTTATTGATGAAGCATCTCTAAATTTAATTAAATTATCATTTGCTGTATCTCTTACAAGAACTTGAACAAGTGTATCATCTTGAGCAAGTGTATCTAATTTTGTTGTTCCGTTGACCTCAACATTACCTTCAAGAAAAGTATTAGTTTCTACATGTAAATCACCCTCTACTATAGCTTCACCTTCAATTGTAACTTTAGTAGCTGGAGTAGTTGAGTCTCCATCTTGTATTAAGATAGAATCACCTAGTTCATCATCACTTGGTGTCCATAAAGGTAAACGGTATATAGTTCCTTTACCTGTTACAATATCCAATGAGTCTAGAGTTTGCCACTCTGGTACAGTTCCATTAGATACTAATATAGAATTAGCTGCAGATATGGGTAATTCAATTTTTAAGTTGTTTGAATCACCATACCATAGAGCACCATGTGTAAGTGTTTCTACAATATCATCATTACCCCATAGTACAGTGCCATCAGCTTGTCCAATAAGAACTTGGTTTTCTTGACCTGTATTACCTGCTGCATCTACAATAGCTCCATTAACATAAATACTATCACTAGGAGTTTTTCCTAATTCAATATCACCATGTAAATGTGAGCTTGGTCCATTTACTAATAGTACTGAACCATCAAATGTAAAGTTTGCATCATCTTCTAACTCTCCATCTACACCAACAATAACTACTCTATTATCTGTTAAATCTTCTACGTTTACTGATGCAAGAGTTGATTGTCCGTCTACATCAAGAGTTCCTAATATTTGTGTGTTACCATCACTTACCTGAACTGTAAAGTTACCAGCTCCTATATTAAGTTCTACACCGTCAAACGTGAAGTTGGCATCATCTTCTAGTTGTCCTCCTGAGCCTACAATTACAACTCTGTCTTCTGTTAGATCTGTTACTGTTAAACTGCTTGTTGTTAACTCCTCACCATCAAAAGTTAAATTAGGACTATCTTCTAATTCTCCATCAGGTCCAGCAATAACAAGTCTATCTTCAGTAAGATCTTCTACATTCGCACTAGCAAAGGTAGCTTGATCATCAACATTTAAAGTACCAATAATTTGAGTATTACCTGTAGTCACATCAACAGTAAAATTACCTTGACCAATGTTAAATGTAGTTCCATCAAAAGTAAAATTAGCGTCATCTTCCAACTCTCCGTCTAATCCTACAATAACTATACGGTCTTCAGTTAAATCTTTTATGTTAGCTGATCCTGCTGTAAGTTGTGAATTTATATTAGCATTTTGATCTACTTGTAAGTTTTGTTCTAATACAGTATTACCTGTAACTCTAAAGTCACCACTAACAAGACCTTCTGTAGCTATATCATCTTGACTAAAGATAGAGTCAACTATGGTTTGAACTTTACAATTGTTTATATCAATTGTAGACCACACAGGTAAAGTATGTTCTGTCCCAGTTCCACCAACCAAGCCAGAAATAATTTCACATTTTAAATCATCAAACCTAATTGTATAATGATCCATCTTAGGTGCATATGATGATTTACCTAAATAACTACTTTTTGTTCTTCCAAACTCAAACCAGTCTCTTTTTAGTTGTAATTTTTTTTTGTCTTGCTTTCGTTGTAACAAGTTTAAAACCTCTTGTATAAAAATACTCATGATTATATATTTTATTATTTATCTTTTTTTCCCTTTATGTAATCCATGCTTGGCATGTTGTTTACCTTTTTTAGTAGCAGCTCTTTTCTTTTTATTTGCTGCTGCTAACTTTTTTCTACCTGCTGCAGTACTTTTAAGTTTAGAAATAGTTTTAGCTGGAGCATATACTTCTCCAGTGTCTTTACTTTTTTTACCAGATGGTGTTCTCCATTTCTGTTTAGTCCATCTATCTAAACTTTTTTGTGATGCTGCTTTTGCCATTATTTTTTGGTTTTATATCCTCCACCTTTAGCTTTATACTGTTTAGCAAGCATTTGTGCTTTACGTGCAGACCACTGACCAGGGTTACCACCTTTACTTCCAGCTTTAATCTTATTAAATAAGTTTTTACGCATGGTTGGTTTTGTATAGTTACCTGCTTTGTTTACTGTACTTTTCTTTTTAGTTGCCATAATTTATACATATGTTTTTTCAATATAATAAATTACGTCCCATATTTTAACATCTTCACCTACAGCACTTACCAACCACTGATTACCATTAGCTACAAAATCAGCATCACCATAATACTTAAACATCATGTAAAAGTTCTGAGTTTCATTATTACCTTTAGTAAAAGACAAAGTTTGAGATACTCTTTCATATGGTGTAGAACCGCCACCTGTTAAAGATAAATCTAAATGTGCTTGTTCTACATTACCTGTTGAAGCTTTAAATGTTACAACCATAGTGTATGCACTATTTAATTTGTTTATTTGAATTTTTTCAGATGCAGGATCATAAAAAGGTTTAATATCATGCATGCTTGTTTCAATAGAAAAACCAGCATTGTTTGGTAAAACAACAGGTGTAGCATCTTCTATAACTGTAAATGGATCCAGCTCCGTATATTCTTTATCATCATAACGGGCCCAGCCTCCAACATAAGCAGATTTAATTGCTTGTATAAAATATTTTTTTAATCCTGCAATGCTTATTAAAGAAGGATGCATTTTAGGATTTGGTTTTAAAGCTTCTTGAGGATTATCATAAGCTGCAGATATAATATAATCTTTATCTGTAGGTGTTTTAACTTTACGTCTTTTAATTAAACCTAATATATCTTGTAATACTGAATTCATTGTTATTGTATTAATGTTGTTAGTTCACCTGCATTATTTATACTAACTTCCCAAACATTTCCATCAGGAGAAGTAAGTAAAACTTTAGCAAGTTTTATATCTATAGTATCTGTATTTTCAGTAACTTGAATACTATTATCATTATTAGTAATAGATTTAAATCTTAAACTTTCACCATTTTTATCTTTGTAAATACCATTACCTCCACCAATATTTTGAGCAGTGTTAGGTTCACCGGCAGTAGATATTTCAATTTCATTATTGTTTTGAACTAAACTTATATTGTTACCAGTAACAGAGATGCTTCTTAAATTAACGGAGCATGGATTTGAAGTTGTATTTATATAAATACCAGCTCTTCCAGATGATGGTGCACCATTATCTAAATTAATATGAGCGCAAGGAACAGATGTTACTTTTAAATCTTTAGCTTTAACAAGCTTAACGCTCTTATAAGGTATTGGTGATGCAACTCCCAACATATCAGGTTTCTCATGTCTTCCAACAACAATAAGGTCATCAGATGTGAGTTCTTCTACAAGTTGTTTTCTTTTAAATAAACTTAATATGTCTGTTAATATATTCATTACTTTTTCTTTTTAGGACCGCTATAAGTGTTAGCAGTACTACCACCCATTCTCATTTTATTGACCATTTGATCTGACATATCCATTGATGCCCCACCATAAGTCATTTTGTTTAATAGTTTTTCACCACCGCTTTTCATATAACCCATTTTATTACGTACAGCTGTTGGTAATTTAGCTAAACCTTTATTGTCTTTTGGTACTGGTTTCATTTCACCACCTGGTTTATATTTTATTTTATCGTATCCCATAATTTTTAATTTTTATTCTATGTCTAATGTTATTGTTAATACACCTAAATATAATTTAAAGGTATCATATGAAAACTTTTCATCTGCTCCAATAAATTCCCATCCTAAAGCAAATCTGTCATGAGGCCAATGTAAAGCTAATTCTAAATTCCAATTCATAATTACTCTTTATTATTTTTATTACCCCAAACTTTATCAACTGAAGCTAAACCTAATGCACCAAATGCTAATGCTGCTACAGCATTAATCAATACAGCAGAAGGAGCAATATGTTCTTCTGTAAATTGATTTGCAAATAAAGTAACACAAAGAGATATACCTGCAAGTATACCTATAAATCTTTTAGATGAAGCATTTCCTTTTTCATCTTTAAGTAAATCAGAAACCCAGTTAACTATTTTTTTCATTTTTATGTTTTTTAGGTGCACGTTTCTTACGTGGTTTAGCAGCAGGCTTTCTACCTTTTCTTGCTTTACCTTTAGCTGCATCTACAACATCTTTGGATTGTTTACCAACTTCTTTGATTGCATCTGCTACATCTGCAACTTCTTCTTTGACACGTTTAACACGTCTCTTTGTTTCTTTAACAACTTCAATTGCTTTTTCATCAACTGTAGTTTTAGACCAAAGTAATTTCCATGCTTTTGACAATGAGAAGTTCCAGATTTTATTTAATACTTTTTTAAACATAATATTGATTTTATTTTGTAAATATAATAATTTTTTTTAAGACAAATTTTTAAGACGTTCATTTTCTTTTTCAAGAAAATCAACCTTGACTCTTAAAGCATGAACTTCAGCTGTAAGATTAAGAACTTGTTTTCTCATAAGATCTTTTTCTTCTGAAGATTGAGCAAGTAAAGACTCCATATTTCTTACTCTTGCTTTTAAATCATCTCTGTATTGCATACCATCACTATTTACTTGATCAAATTTTTCTTTTTCTTTTTGTGTTTTATATCTTGTAGATATAAACTGCCATATGCCTGTAGATCCAGCAACTGTGATCAAAGTTAATATTATTTGAGTGATATCCATTTTAAAATTTTTACATACATAAACAAAAAGAAAACATACAAATTCTTATATTTGCATACTATCTATATATAATATACAAAATTCTGAATGAATTTTGAAATTTTAAACTTATAATCTTTAAATTACTATAAAATGTCAAACGTAACTGAAAACACATTCAACCACAAAGTCAATTTTACATTGTTTCCATCAGAGCCTTTATTAGGTATTAACACAATTAACGCTCAAGTTAAATGTGCTGATGAGCAATTTAGAAACGTGCTAAGTATTGAAGTGGGTTTATTTTTTTTTAAAATTAGTTATTCCAATATGATTTGGAAATAATCTAATTTACATTTGTAAGATACATCAATTTTTATTAAATTGATTATACACTAGACAGCTATACTGCCAGCTTAAATGAGCTGGTTTTATAGCTATTTTTTTCTATAAACTATTATAAATTAACACATTATGAGCAAAAATATTTTTATGCCTAGGGAAAACATAATGCCCTATGAATACCCGTCCTTACTTGATTATAAGGATGCTATAAGACACTCTTATTGGATAGATACAGAGTACAACTTTACAACTGATATTGATGACTTTAAAACTAAAGTTTCAGATGAAGAACGTGAAGTTATTAAAAAAACAATGCTTGCTATTGCTCAAATTGAAGTTAATGTCAAAACCTTTTGGGCTGATCTTTACAAGAGAATGCCTATCACAGAAATTGGAGATGTTGGAATGACATTTGCAGAATCTGAAGTAAGACACAAAGATGCATACGCAAGACTTCTTAGAATTCTAGGATTAGAAGAAGAATTTAAAACGGTTGTTGAGATACCTGCTATTGCTGGAAGAATTAAGTACTTAAAAAAGTACTTAGATGGTTCACGTAGTAGAGATGATAAGATGTACACTAAATCAGTACTTCTATTTTCTTTGTTTATTGAACATGTAAGTTTGTTTAGTCAATTCTTAATTATGATGTCCTTCAACAAAGAAAGAAATTTATTTAAAGGTATTTCCAACGTAGTTGAAGCAACATCTAAAGAAGAAGATATTCACGGTAACTTTGGTGCAGAACTTATCAATATCATTAAAGAAGAAAACCCAGATTGGTTTGATGAAGAATTTAATGATTTAATTTATTCAGCATGTAAAAAAGCATATGATGCTGAGTGTAGCATATTAGATTGGATCTTTGAAAAAGGAGAACTTGAGTTTTTACCAAAGCAGACTATATATCACTTTATAAAAAACAGGTTCAATAACTCTTTAGCTAAGATTGGAATGAATCCT